ACTCGAAGTAGGCTCTGTTGCTACCCCGTTTGAGCGCATAGACTATGGGACTGAGTTGGCGTTGTGTCAGCGGTATTACTGGAAGATTACGGGTTCTACAAACGTGCCTTTTGGTTCTGGATTTAATGAATCAACAACTTCTGGACAGTCTATAACATTTTTTCCTGTTGAAATGCGAACTGCCCCAACAGCACTAGAGCAGTCAGGTACTGCATCACATTATAGGATAAGGCACGCTGCTACTGATACCAATCTTTCTGCGGTTCCTGTTTTTCAAAATGCCTCAAACTGGCTTGCTTGGACATCCGCAACAGTAGCAAGTGGTCTTACAGCAGGGCAAGGTTCTTTCTTGCGGTCTAATAATGCCTCAGCATATCTCGCATGGAGTGCTGAACTATGATTTACAAAATTCATTCAGTTGTTGACGGTCAAACCATCTACGCTCGTATTGACGATGATGGTAAATGCAGACTGACTTGTACTGAGGACTACCCAGAGTTTAAGGAATGGCTTGCAAAAGGTAATGAACCTTTGCCTGCTGATAAGGAAGAATAATTGAACGCAATGTGGCAGATGTGGCAGCAGAGGTATCCTAAAGAACTTTGTAGCACCATAATAGAACAAGCAAAAGAGATAGAACCGCAGGATGCAGTAATAGGTTTCCAAGGCTCTAACGTAGACACCAAGATTCGTAGAAGTAAGGTTAGGTGGATTGCTAGAGACAACAAAGACCTTGGTTGGCTATACCATGAGATAACAAACTTATTTCATATTGCCAATCATAATGCCTTTGGATCTGAGTTGTGGCACTTAAATGAGATTCAGTTTACAGAGTACAACGCAGAAGACCAAGGTTATTATAATTGGCACAATGATGTAAACTGGGATGATGGTAGGCAAGTACACAGAAAGTTATCTCTGGTGTGCCAACTGTCTAGCCCAGAAGAGTATGAAGGTGGAGAGTTTGAGATGCAGCCGTTACATCTCAGCGCCCCTAAACAAGAACACCTTAAGACACAAGGAACTGTTTTAGTGTTTCCCTCCTTTGTAGTTCATAAGGTAAACCCCGTAACCAATGGCACTAGACACTCGCTAGTAGCCTGGATGGAAGGACCTAAGTGGAGATAGTGATGTCACCAATAGACCAAGTTAAAGGCCAACTTGATACCCATGAAGCAGTCTGCGCTGAACGCTATGCAGGCATCAACGCTAGACTAAAAAGACTAGAACAGATCCTTCTTGGGACTACTGGCTTTATCGTAGTTCTGCTACTAAGTTTAGTTCTTAAAATAGGTTAATATGAGCAGAAAAGTCTCAGCAGTTACAACTAAGACCACTACTACCAAGGATACTATTCTTACGGTGCCTACGAAGAATACCGGTCTGTGGCAGGTCATGTATGTAATTAGCCTTACTGGTAACGATACCCCAAAGGTCTACTGGTATGACTCTTCTACTAACACTGAATACTTTATTGTTGGCGGTAAGAACTTAGGCGCTGGTGAGTTTATTTTGCTTAGTAATGCCGAAGTAGTAATGCAGGCTGGTGACCAGATTCGTGTACAAAACTCTGGCACCAACACAGTAACCTATATAGCAACAGTAGAGTTTATCCCTGAAACCGCAGTTCAATTCCAATTCTAAGGAGAATGGTATGCCAATGGTAAACGGAAAGAAATACCCTTACACTAAGAAGGGTAAGCAAGAAGCAGCTTCGGCTAAGATCAGCAAACTCCGTAAAGAAGGTATGCCGCAGAAGCAAGCAGTAGCTGTCGGCCTAGCGATGACTGGTATGTCTAAGAAGAAGAAAGCAAAGAAATGAAGCCCGGCCTCTATGCCAACATCAATGCAAAGCGTAAACGGATAGCGGCGGGATCTGGTGAGAAGATGCGTAAGGTCGGCTCAAAAGGTGCTCCTACGGCTAAAGCCTTCAAAGAGTCTGTAAAGACAGCGAAGAAACCTAAAACAAAATCATCCTACTAGGAGTTACTATGAAGACCAACAAGAAGCCACCATTTAAACCTTGCCCCGGATGCCCAACACCAGCAAAGTGCAAAGCTGCTGGTAAATGCCTTAAAAAAGGCAAGTAATGGTAAAGAAAGTATATCAGAACCCAGAAGGTGGCTTAAACGCCAAAGGCAGGGCATACTTTAAGAACAAGGAAGGCGCTAACCTGAAGCCTCCCGTGTCCGCTAAGGAAGCTGCAAAGTCTCCTAAGAAGGCTGCTCGTAGGAAGTCTTTCTGTGCCCGTATGAGTGGTGTTCCAGGGCCTATGAAGGATTCTAAGGGCAGACCAACAAGGAAGGCTTTAGCACTAAAGAAATGGGATTGCTAAATGGCAAACAAAACTTACTTAGAACTTGTCAATGAAACCTTGGTTCGCTTGCGTGAGCCAGAGGTTACTGCCGTTACTGACAACGCCTATTCTAAACTTATTGGTAGGTTCATCAACGATGCTAAACGGCAGGTTGAAGATTCCTATACTTGGAATGCCCTGTCAGAGACCCTGACTGTATCAACATCTGCTAACCTTTTTAACTATGTGTTAACTGGTATTGGTCAGCGGTTTAAGGTCATTGATGTTATTAACTCAGAGTCTGACTGGTTCTTAAACTATGAGACAACCAGAAAGATGGATGAGTTGTTCTTAAACAGTGGCACAGTCTTGGTTGGCGCTCCTGACCGTTACAACTTTAACGGCGTAGACTCCAACGGAGATACGCAAGTAGACCTCTATCCCATTCCTGACGGTGTCTATAATATCTACTTTAACGTCATTAAGCCACAGGCAGAATTTACCGCTTCAGCAACACAGATCAAGGTTCCGTCAGAGCCTGTAATATTCCTAGCCTATGCTAAGGCTTTGAATGAGCGTGGTGAGGACAGCGGTCTAAACAGTGTTGAGGCTTATGAGTTGTATCGCCAGTCTCTATCAGACCACATAGCTGCTGAGGCTAACCGTTATCCTGAAGAACTCATCTGGGGTTCCATTTAATGAAAAGAGTACAGACCGCTACTATTGCTGCTCCGGGCTTTTTAGGCCTAAACACGCAAGAAAGCAGTATTCAGTTGTCTTCAGGCTATGCTCTGAAGGCACAGAATTGTGTTATCGATAGGTATGGTCGTATTGGCGCTAGGCGTGGCTGGACACCTGTAAACACAGCAGTCAACACAGACTTAGGTGCTGCTAATGCTGTAGAATTCATCTTTGAGATGATTGATGTTGGTGGTAATGAGACCATCAGTGCCGGTAATAACAAGTTGTTTACTGGCACCACAACGATGACCACCAAGACTGTCAGGACACAGGCCAACACTGCTGATGTGTCTTACACGATAACAGGCAACAACTGGCAAGCCGCAGCTCTGCCCTTTGGAGATGGTTCTGATGCTGTTTCCCATGCCTATATGGTACAAACAGGACACCCTGTACTGGTCTTCCACAACCTACCCACTCCAGGCACTGGCGCTACCTTCTCTGTGGCTACGATTAGCGGTGGTGGCGGTACTGGTCCTATAGCAACAGTAACAGTCACTGCTGCTGGCTCTGGCTACAATGTTGGCGATATATTAACATTAGCGGGTGGTTCTGGCTCTAATGCTAAACTAACTGTAGCAACCCTTAGCGGTACTGGTGTAGCCACTGTGACAGTCTCTACTGCCGGCACAGGGTACACAGTTGGTAACTCTTTGACCAGCACAGTGACCACTATTGCTAATCCACACTCACATTCTGGCTCTTTTGGCTTTCAGCAGTTGGGCGACGTTGGCACACTGCCTACAGGCTACTCCATAGCAGACTTTAAGCCAAACTGTGCCTTAGCTGCTTATGGTCGTATCTGGATGGCAGACCTTGTTGGCGACAGGCAGACTGTGTACTTTAGCAGGCTCTTGGATGGTTCTGACTTCCAAGGCGGCGACTCAGGCTCTTTGTCGATCAACTCTGTGTTCCCTAATAATGACCAGATTATCGCTCTAGCGGCTCACAACGGCTTCCTAATCATCTTTGGTAGAAACAACATTGCTATCTATAGAAACCCCATAGATGTCACTACCTTGGTATTAGAAGATTTTATCCCCAATGTAGGTTGCATCGCTAGGGACTCTATTCAGAATACAGGCACAGATATTGTCTTCCTGTCTGACTCTGGTGTGCGTAGTCTCCAACGGGTCATCCAAGAAAAGTCCTTACCTATGCGGGACCTGTCTAAGAATGTCCGTGATGACCTTATTACTGCGGTGGCCTCAGAGACAGCCAGCACCATCAAATCTGTCTACTATGACCGAGATGCCTTTTACTTGCTTACCCTGCCAGCAACCAAGGTTACCTACTGCTTTGATATGCGAGGTGCTCTACAGGACGGTTCTGCTCGTGTCACTATCTGGGATAGCCTTGATCCAAAGGCCTTGTTTGTTAACCAATCCAAGCAACTGCTGTTAGGCAAGCCTGGGTATATCGGTAAATACTTTGGACACCTAGATAATGCAGCCACTTACCGGCTACAGTATTACACCAATTACTTTGACTTTGGTAGCCCAACAGCCTTAAAAGTCCTTAAAAAGATAGGATTTGTGGTCATTGGCGGCTCTGGTGACGCTGTAGCCATCAAATGGGGCTTTGATTACAAAGAAAATTACAATAGTGAGACGAAATTACTTGACATTGGCGTAGTTTACGAGTATAATATAGGAGAATACAACATTGCTGAATTCTCCAATGGTGTCGTCCTAGACCAGTTCCAGATCAATGCAGGCGGTAGTGGGGCTGTACTACAACTAGGCTTAGAAGCAGAATTAAATGGTGATCCTCTTTCTATTCAGAAAATTGATGTCTATGTCGCACAAGGAAAAACAGTATGAGTAATTACACAAAAGCAACTAACTTTGCATCTAAAGACGCACTCAGTACTGGTAACCCAGCAAAGGTTATCAAAGGAACTGAGATTGATACAGAATACACAGCCATTGCCTCTGCCATATCATCCAAGGCAGACAGCAATAGTCCTACTTTTACAGGCACTCCGTTAGCGCCTACAGCTTCGGCAGGCACTAGCACCACACAGATTGCTTCTACAGCCTTTGTTACCACGGCGGTAGCAGCCGCATTCCCCAGCGGTGGTATTATTATCTGGTCAGGCTCTTCTGCATCTATTCCTTCTGGTTGGGTATTGTGTAATGGTTCTAATTCAACACCAGACTTAAGAGACAAGTTTGTTGTTGGTGCTGGATCTACTTATGCTGTTGGCGCTACTGGCGGCTCTGCTAACGCTATTGTTGTAAGCCACACGCACACTGCTACAAGCACAGTTACAGACCCGCAACACCGTCACACCTCGCCTACAAATTCATTAACAGGGCCGGGAACTGGCGGTGGTGGTAGATATATTGCGGGAGATAGTGGTGGCGGTAACGTAAATACAACTTTAGTGTCAACAGGTATTACCGTTGCTACTACTAATAGCACAGAGGGTTCATCAGGAACTAACGCTAACCTGCCCCCGTACTATGCTCTTTGCTACATTATGAAGACATGATTACACATCATTTTTCAGATAACTTATACGCTAAGGAATGCTTGTTTCCTAAGGGTTCACAGATTGTTCAGCACAAGCATAAGCATGACCATCTGTCTATTCTTGCTAAGGGCAAGGTAAAAGTTGTAGTAGATGATGAAGTTTTTGATATTGAAGCACCACACTGTTTTAATATCAAAGCCGATAAACATCACGGTGTTTTAGCATTAGAAGACTGTGTTTGGTACTGCATTCATGCTACCAACGAAACAGATATTAACAACATTGATGAAGTTTTAATTAAGGAGTAGTACTATGCCAATTGTTACAGCGGCAATAATAGGAGGAGGGGCGGCGCTACTAGGCTCTTCTATGGCTGGAAGATCTGCAGAAAACGCAGCTAATACCTCAGCACAAGCGCAACTACAAGCAGCTAAAATAGCCGCTGAAGAACAAAGATTTAGACCAGTAGGAATAACTTCTAGGTTTGGACAGTCTCAGTTTGGCTTTGGGCCTGAAGGAAGATTAACAAGTGCTAGCTATACAGCATCTCCAGAGATACAAGCATTACAGGCGAGGCTATCGGCCCTTTATGGAACAAGTCTTGGGCAAGCAGAAAGAGCACCTGCAATCTCTGAGGGGTTGTTTGGCCTTGGTCAACAATACCTTGCACAGTCTCCAGAACAGGCTCGTCAGCAATACATTGCAGAACAACAAGCACTTCTTGATCCTATTCGTCAACAAGAAGAACAAAGATTAGCATCTTCTGTGTTTGGCAGAGGCCGTGCCGGTCTTAACATTGGCGCTCAAGGACAGCCTGAGTTGGCTGCATTGGCTAATGCACGCCGCACACAGGACCTGCAATTGGCTGCACAGGCAGAGCAAGCAGCGCAACAAAGAATTGGGTTTGGTGCTGGCTTGTTTGGTACTGGTATTGGCTTACAAACACAGTCATTGGCTCCGTTCCAACAACAGTTTGGTACTCAGCAGTTGCTTGAACAGGCCGCACTTCAGCCTTTGGACATCGGTGCTCAGTTGGGCGGCAGGACCGCTACTGCTGGGGCTAATGTTGGTCAGTCTCTGTTGACAGGTGGTTTAGGAGCAGCACAGACTCAGCTACAAGGTTCTTTAGTTGGCCCGTCATTAATGGCTCAGAATATTTCTGGTTTTGGTCAGCAGTATCTTCGTAATCAGCAGCAACAGCAAATGTTTAATCAGTTATACAACCCATATACAAGGGCCGGTTACTCTCCTGTTCCTTCAGGGTTTAATGACCCTTATTCAGCAAATGCAGGTGTTAACTTCACTGCTCCCGGCGTTTACGGTTAATTAAGGAATAAAAATGGCTATTACTTCATTATTTGGACCAACTCCGCAAGAACTGATTGCTGCTCAGGTAAAAGAGCAAGAGCAGATGGATATGCTGCGTAATCAGCAGATTGCTCAACAAGGGCGTGAGTTTGGTGTGTTTGCTCCGTTGTATCAGGCTGGCCTTAAGTTTGGTGATCTTGGTTCTAGAGCAATCACTAGAAGCCTATTTCCAGAAGTACAGAACCCACAACTACAGCAGGCACAAACAATTCAAAGTGTTATTCAGTCTTATCAAGGACAAAACTTAGGAGACCCTACTGTACTACAGAAAATTGCCTCTGATTTGTTTGCTGCTGGTGCTCCAGATGCTGGTATCAAAGCACTAGCCACTGCTAAAAGTTTGACTACAAAAGATGAGTTTGTTACTGGAAAGCCCGGAGAGACAATATTCAAAAAAGGCCCAGGAGGACAGTTAACAGAAGTTGTTAATATTCCAGGAAAGAAAACCGCAGAGAACTCATTAGATTTTGCTAGACAAACTATGTTTGAATTAGCAGTAAAAGACCCAGCAACGTTGACAAAAGAAGAGATAGCAAAATTAAATGTTGCAAGAGAAGTATTAAAACTTGCAAGTGCAGGAACAACTATTAATGTTGGTGATAAATCTGCTGATGTTGCTGCTGGAAAAATAGTTGGAGAAGCACAAGCAACAATTGATAATAAGTATTCAGCAATTACAAGCCTAAAGAGTGCTAGAGCTTTACTAGACAAAGGCATCTATGCTGGGCCATATGCCCCGCTTGCTCAAGGAGCAGCTAAATATTCTGGTGGTTTAATTGGGGACCGCAAGAAAGTTATTAACACTGAGACTTTCTTAAGTGAAATTGGAAATACAGTTATTCCAAGATTGCAAGAGTTTGGGGGTAACGACTCTGTAGAAGAATTAAAATATCTTCGTGATGTACAGGGCGGTAGAATTGACTTAGAACCAGAAACTCTTAGAAATATTTTAAACTCTGCTGAAAAGAAAATAAACCAAGGAATTGAAAGACTTAAATTGCAGTCACAAGCAATTGAAAAAGGAAAACCACTTCCGCTTGGGGAAGTTAAAGTTCCGAAAACACCGAAAACAACACAAAGAACTACTAAAAGCGGAATTAGTTACCAAATTATTGAGGATTAATTATGCCTACCTATGTAATTGGTGGAAAAAAGATTCAAACAGAAGCGCAGCTTAGTGACTCTCAAATAGAGGAAATAGCAAATTCCTTAGGCGTTACTAAAGAGCAGACTAGTGTTGCTGCACCATCTAGCGGGTTTCTAATGGGAATTAAAGATCCTATTAGTGCCGGCGCTCAACTATTGCCTAGAGGATTAGAGCAGGTTACTTCTCTTGGTGGATTAGCACCAAACCCAGTAAGTCGTTTTTTTGGTTCTGAAGCGCAACGAGTTGATGAGATGGTTAGAGCAGAAGAAGCCGCTTATCAACAACAAAGAGCAGCGCAAGGGGAAACAGGCTTTGACATCGGTCGTTTAGGCGGAAATATTGTAAATCCTGCAAATATTGCAGTTGGTGTAAGAGCCGCACAGGCAGGAAGAGCCGCTGGGCTTACTAAAGTAGGGGCTGGCGCATCCGCTGGAGCAGCTACTGGGGCATTACAACCAGTAGTTGGAGAAGAGTTTGCCGGTGAAAAAGCATCTCAAATTGGTCTAGGCGCTGTTAGTGGCGCTGTTGGTGAAAAGGTCGCTGCCGGTGTTGGAAGGGTGGCAAAACCTTTGGTATCTAAAGCAGAGCAGACAATGCGTGACTTAGGTATTGTGCCTACGCCAGGACAGGTATTAGGTGGTCGTTTTAAGTCCGCTGAAGAATTTGCACAGAACCTTCCTTTAGTTGGTAGTCAGATTGAAAACGCACGGCAAAAGACAATTTTTAATTTCAACAAAGGCGTTATTAACAAGGCATTAAATAAGGTTGGAACAAGCCTACCAGATGATGTCGTTGGTCGAGATGCTGTTGCTTTTGCCACCGATGAAGTATCTAAGAAGTATGATGATGTTTTGGCTAAGATGTCATTTAAGTTAGATTTTAAGACCACTAGCGACATTCTTGGATCACTCAGTAAATCCAATTTACCATCTCCAGGACAGAGAGAAACTGTGCAAGAGGTTGTAAACAATATTATGTTAAGTAAATTTCCTGCTAATAGTAAGATAACAGGAGACAATATTAAAGTAATAGAATCTGATTTACGAAAAGAGGCTCTTAATTATCTTAATAGTGCGTCTGCTAGCGATAGGCAAATTGGAGAGGCGCTACAGGGTGTTCTTGGTGTATTTAAAAAAGAAATTGGCTACCAGAATCCAAAACTTACACCTGAACTTCGTAGAGTTGATAGTGCCTTTGGCGATTTGGCAATTATGAAAATTGCTGCTGCAAACTCTGGGGCAGAAAATGGGGTGTTTTCTCCAAAACAATATCAAGTAGCTGTGAGGCAAGCAGACCTAAGCCGTAAAAAGGCAAGGTTTGCAGAAGGCAGAGCAAGGGGTCAAATTGATGCAGACGCTGCTTTAAAGATTCTTGGAGAAGATGCAAAGTCTACTTTGGAAGGCCGTTTAGCAGCGCAGGTTGGAGGCGGTATAACTGTTTTATCTAATCCGGCTATTGGTGTGCCTACGGCGTTGGGAATATCGGGGTTGTACTCTCCGTTAGGATTACAGGTAAGCGACTTACTTCTTAGATCAAGGCCAGAAATTGTTAAACAGTTCGGAGACTTAGTGCAAAAACAATCTGCTGAAATAGGCGGTATTGGAGCACCACAGACTTTATTTGGTTACAACCGAGCAGATAGACTGCCGGAGTAACTATGAGCGAACCAGTCACTCAAGTTGCCAAGGCTGCTGTCGCTGGCATCAAAGAGGCATTGGCGGTAGGTAAGGAACTGGAGTCAGTCACCAAGGACATTCAAGACCTTGGCAAGGCTGATGTGCAGGCCAGAGCCGCCTTCCGCAAGAAGCAGCTAAACAGGCCCAAAGATACCTCTGTGTTCTCTGCCGTTGAGGAATGGCGTGGAGTCTACGAAATTAAAAAGATAGAAGAAGAACTCAAAAGAGACATCATCGAGAAGCACGGTCATGCTGCCTGGGCTGAGATAGAAGTCATTAAAGAGCGCATACTAAAAGACAATAAAAACCTAACTGACGAGTACGGCAGAGACCTAAAGAAGCTAGCTGAACTGAAGCTGTATTGCTTCTTAGCTGCTTTGGTGCTAGTTAGCTTTGCCTATGTAGTTGGTTATAAACCTTAAGGAACCCTATGCTATCGCTTATATCCTCCGCTATCGGCTTCTTTGCCTCTGGACTGCCACAGGTACTAAACTTCTTCCAAGACAAGGCAGATAAGGCACAGGAACTTAAACTAGCCCAGATGCAGACTGAGCGTGAACTGGCACTAGCAGAAAGGGGCTTTTTAGCCCAACAGAAGGTCGAAGAGATCAGGACAGACCAGATTGCCCTCCAAACCGATGCAGACCGCCAGGGAGCCGCTTTAGAGCACGACAAGGCTATTATGAACAACGCCTCTAAGTGGGTTGTTAATCTGAATGGCATCGTAAGGCCTGCTGTGACCTTTATCTTTGTGCTAGAACTGGTTTTAATCAATATTGGTCTAACCTACTTCCTGCTACAGGGCGGGTTAGGCAGTATGAACGTAGAGCAGTTTATCGCAGCTACGGATGTTATCTTCTCTGAAGATGAGATGGCTTTGCTGTCAGGAATCATTGCTTTCTGGTTTGGTTCTCGTCAGTGGGGCAAGAAGTGAATGTATCAAAAGAGTGTATAGAGGGCATCAAAAAGGATGAAGGAGTTAGACTTCGTCCCTACCGCTGTCCGGCTATATTGTGGACTGTTGGCGTTGGTCATGTTATTGACCCTAATCATATAAAGGTAAAATTAGATGAACGTAAAGGACTTGCAATCCCTGATGGGTGGGATCGAACTCTCACAATGGACGAAGTCAATGCAATCTTGGCAGCAGACTTGTCTATCTTTGAACGAGGCGTACTTAGACTATGCCCTCAAGGACTTACCCAAGGCCGCTTTGACGCATTGGTCAGCTTTAGCTTCAATGTTGGACTCGGCAATCTACAAAGGTCAACAATCCGCATGAAGCATAACCGTGGCGACTTTGAAGGCGCTGCGGAGGCTTTTATGGCATGGACAAAGGCTGGTGGTAGGGAACTCCCCGGCCTTGTCAAACGCCGTAAGCACGAAAGAGAGATGTACGAGAAAGAATAAAAAAAGAGCCTCCGAAGAGGCCCGTTAAGTACTACACCCTAGACTACCAAAAAACCATTATTCTGAGGATGAACAGGTCAATGACGACACAGTGTTCCTCTTCAAAGTCATCAACGTATTCAAACCCCAACATACAACCACCAATGATGTGCAGTAATACTGTCATGTCAGATCTCGCAGTGCCCGGCAACGCAGGCTAATGTTTGTGCACCTTCGACATTGTCTTCTACTTCGACTAAGTCGTCCCATTTAATATCTTTAGGCATCTTAGAGAGCATCTCTTCGTACTGCTCTTTATTGCACTCCTCATAAGGAGCCTGTCGGTATGTGCCACCAGCCCAGGGCAGGAAGGACACACCAGAGATTTCATCAAAGTTCCTAAACACCCAAGCCCCTACGTCCATCCATTCGTCTTCTTTGACTGAGATGGTCACAGACGGCTTATGCTCACACCAGTGCCGCTGATACATCATCCAGACATCGAGGTGCTCAATTGCTGTTAGATCATCACGCAACCGTGCTCCTTCGGGAGCCTTCATCGGAAATGAGAAGACTACTGTGCTGTCTGGTCGCATTACGCAATCTTCGGCAGGAATACCAGCAGAAGTCAGAAACGCCGAGAGAGGGTCTTTCTTATCTCCACGAACACGGCGAATATAATACTGGCTATGTCTAGCATGAATACCAGAGGCGCTATCAACAAGTTGAGACACAGTGCCGCTAGGTTTGACACAAGTAATCGCAGCAGACTTAGGAATTCCCAACAATGTTGCAAGGTCAGAGTTGGTATCAACGGCGACTTTCCGTAGTTGTTCAAGAGCCTTCGCAGTGCTGTCACTTACCTCTCCCATCCATTTGTTATCTAAGATACCCGTCAACGATACACCTAAGAGACGCTCTTCTTCGGTGTTCTTCTGCCATACCTTACGCAGGTAAGGGAAGTGCGTCATCGTAGACTGGAATGTGCCCAGAATCGTTGCTATCCTGATCTTGTTAGCAAGAGACTCTACAGTGTCTTCTGCCCGTACAACCACTTCCGTGAGATTACAGAACTGGTAGGGGCGCAGGATGATTTCTGAGCAGGGGTTTGTTCCGAAGTCAAAACTAGAATCACGTCTGCCGTTCTTTGCAGCTTGGCTTTTACTTGCTTCTCTTGAGAAGATTCCCCGTTCTCCAGAGTGGCTGTTGTAGAGGCTAGTCCATTCTTGGAGAAACTGTCCAATGTCTGGTTTAGAGTTATAAGTTGCTGAGTTGTTAGCGAGTGCCCTATGTCCATTTTGTTCCCACCAGTTTCCAGATTTACAAGACCGCATACGGTCATCCTCAAGGTCCGACAGAGAAATCATTGCACTTCGCCGTACCCCACCGACAACAACAACTTCCCCGATTTTACAGAGAATATCATGACACTCGATTGATGTAAGTTTTCTACCAACTGCTCCTCTAAATTTGGCAATAGTGAACTTAAAAAGTTCGTCCAAAGGTCCGGGACCAGAGGCACGTCCTCCAAAAGTTTTGAGCCTGGCTCCAGCAGGTCTAATTCTGCTAAGGTCGTATCTTGCCACTTCCCCAGAGTATAGTAAAGCGATGAGTTGGCGTAATGCCTTAGCCCACCCTTCCTTAGAGTCTGCAACCGAAATAGTAGTTTGAGAATCAAACAACTGATCTGGCACTTCAGGTAACTGATCGACATATTTGTGCTCCACAGAAAAGCCTACACCTGTGCCACAGAGTAGGATGTACATAGCCTCATCGAAGGCTTTAGGGTCATCAACGGGCAGATAAGAACAGTTGTAACCAGCGGTGTTGTCCCGGTCAAGGGCCTTACCTGCGGTCATGATAGCCCTCATAGAAGGCATCACTTCCAGGTTCTTGACTGCACTGATAAGCTCTAGGCGTAGGTCATTGTTAGGACTCCACTTGTAGTTCTTGTCTAGGTGGTCAAACATGAAAGCAAAGTAACGGTCTACTGACTCGCCCCAGTGCTCTCGGCGGTTTTGATCAGGGATGAACCGGCTGTACCGGCTCTTGGCAATAAAGGTGCTATAGGGTGTCATCTAAGTCTATCTCCAATTCATCAAATTTATCTTCTATCTTATCTGCAAACTTCTCTATTAGTTCTTCTGAAGAAATATCTAGCACTTCCAAGATTGTAATTTCGTCTAACTTCTTCATTCGTTCCATTATATCTCTAATCGTCAACGACATAATCTTTTCAGTGCTTCATCAAGCCCTGCCTCCCAGTTAGTATAAGGTTCATAACGTATAAGTTCCACTGAGTCGTACCATGTAGTCTTGTCTGTATCAGTAGGCAGGTAAAACCATCCTGTCTTTGATGCAGAGCCAACCAAGTTCAATGTCCTTACCCCAAGTGCTCCTGCTAAGTGCGCTACACCAGTGTCAACAGTTACGACTGCCTTCAATGACTGTATCTTCTTAGCCGTTTCAAGCCAACTTCTACCATCCAAGTGCTCTGGCATAAAGTCAGGCTGAATCTGTAATGATACCACTTTGTGCTTCTTTGTCAACTGATTATAGAACTTTTCTGCTAAGTTTCTAGGAATAACTTTGGCACTAGCGTTCCATGAATCATTATCGCTGTACCAGCAAAACCCTATCTGGCTAGTCTTCTTAACACCCTTAAACTTGAAGTAGCCAGCACTGCCATAGACAGGGCCTCCGTCGTCCATAGGAAACAGATTGTACTGTAGCAATAGAGCCGGTATAGACATCACCTTGACCCGCATTGCCGGCACTTGGCAGTTCTCATCAGTTAGGACACCATCGACACCATCGAGCGAGGCTATCAGGTTCATCAGTGGCTTTTGCATATAGACACTAACAGACCTGATTGGCAGCTTCTTAAGCAGCGGTATGAACCTAGAGAACATGATTGTGTCGCCAACGCCTTGCTCGTTAGTGACTATCAGGTGTCTATCTCTAACATCATACCCTGGCTCCCAGATGATGGACCTAGACAGCGGTGTCTTCATCCCAAGGGCAAACTTAACCTTGCGAATCTCACGGCACTCATACAGGTTAAAGCCCTTACTCCACTGAGCCTCTTTTAGTAGACCATAGGCCCTATCAAGATCACGCTGACTCATTTGTAATACACAGCCTTTATCTTGTCATAGTTCTCGATAGCGTACTCAAGATAGTGCTTTGCCTTCTCAAGGTCCTCTTTGCCGTTCTTCTTAGCATGACGCTGCACATACTTAATCACATTACACAGCCAAGGGTCCATCTGCCAATCAAGGAAGACATCCCAAGGTTGGATCTGTGTCTTGTAGTGGTTTCCACCAATCTGTCTAGCCTTGATGTAGTCTGCTAATGTTTCAAGCTGCTGTGACATGAGCGTGTTCCTTTACGGCTTTGGTTGCCTTTGACCAGGTTCCACAGTGGGTACATTGGAATCTTTGGAAGGTTCCTGTGGTCGTATAACTAAAACCTCTCTTTTGTAGTTTGGCGTTTCCACAGGTGGGGCATCCAGTGGAATTATACAGGTTACGATTAGGATGGTTTCTACCAAGCCAAGGGAGCAAACGCTCATAGACTTTCTCCAATAGAATAACGTCTTGTTTGTTGTACTTCTCCATCACTTTCCAGGCATCAGGGTCTTTGTTCATGCACTTAACCCAGAGTTGATAGCCCTCATGTGATGCCTTCTTGCCAAGGTCGAGCCTCTGTGCGATATGGTCTAGCTTATTGCTTGCAAAACGAAACTCTTTGCGAACTACCTTTAGCAAGTCAATCTGCTTATAAGGAGCAGGCGGTGCCAGATGGTGCAGCAGGAACTCCTTGTTCAGCACAGGAATGTCAAAGCGAGTGCCGTTGTAGTGGCATACTGCATCGGCTTCAGAGATCAGGTCATGTATCTTACGAAGCATGAACTTAGGCTTTGTATCTTGCACAGAAGAGAACATAACCTCTTTAGAACCGTACCACTTAGCAGCCCAACACAGAACATAGGATGACTCTAACAGATG